AACTCGTCTTGGGTAAACTCTCCACGCTGCCCATCCGTATGTAAATAAGTTTTGGTAAGTAAGCATCAATGTGTTACTTCCGTTCGCTCCAGACATTGACCAGTTTCTCTTCCACAATTCGTACATTGCTTTCCCGTATACTTTGTCATCAGCAACAACTGTTGCGTCAGGAAGTTTTCCTGCAAGTACAGAGGTGGCAATCATAATCTTTGAGAACGCAATTGGTTCTTGAGAAGTAGGAACTCCTGATTGGTTCTGGTCTCGGTCCGTTAGTTTCTGTGGGTACACATTGATATCGTATGCACCATTCGCCATTTTATTGTAGAACACCATTGAGCCCCACCCAGATTTTTCGTAAATTTTTTGACCATAAGAAACAGCCGTGTTCATCAGGTTCTGGTTGATTTCAGCAGCAAGAGCATCGAACTTCTCTCGGTACTGACTCTTTTTCATCTCTTTTTTCTTCTCCTCAATAAACTTAACCGTCTCTGTGTCAGAGGTTTTTGCTTTTTTCTTTTTAGAAGTCTTTGGTTTCTCATAAACTTCTTCTTCATAGATATTATCTGACATTTTGTATAAAAGTTACGGCTAAATGGTTTGTTATCTATAATTATTACCTTTTTATTTTTAAAAAGCAATTAAAAAGTCGTTTTTCGTTTTAATAATGAATTTTTTTCTTTTTTTTACTATTCCTTTCTTTTTCTCTCGCCCATTTTGACTTGTATTGGCATTTTTTTGAGCAGTATTTTGCTTTTGCAATTGATTTATAAGTAAAAGTCGTTTCACACTGTTCGCAATCAATTTTTCTATTCTCCAATCTCTCTTTTATGTGGTATGTAGAGTACTCTGAAGCTGTCATTAATTGAAGATTACCAATTGAATTATTAAGAGGGTTGTCATCCTTGTGGTGGACTATATAACCTTTTGGTATTGGACCATTTTTGTCAATCCATATTTGTCTATGTAAAGGGAAAGGTGCCTCTTTCCATTTATCATGTCTCCAATAGTATACTCGGTGTTGTCTTCTTTTAGATTTTGGGTCTCTGTGATATTTTTTTCCTTTATAGGTGATTGTGTGCATTCATGTAGTTTATCATCATGGAGCTATATTAGTCCACTAATGATTCATGGGTCGTGAGCCATTTTGTTCCTCTCCAAAAATTGCCTTCATGTTACTCCATCCTTCATCTGGAGTAGAGTCACCATCGTACTGCCCCTGTTCTTGTAATATGGCATAACCGATGGCGGCACTCATTATCACGTCATCATGTTTTTTATCCATAGCTTCAGGTTTTCCTTTGATATTTCGAATAAATGTAAGCATTTCATTCAAAATAGCCATAGGGAATCCCTTGTCCTTTCTGAATACCACTGCTTTTAGAGCAGCAAGTGAGAATGGTCGTGTCGCAGATGTCGTCTTCCATCCGAAGAACTTCGTCACTTTTTGAGTGATGTCATCGAATGATTTTCTGTAGTATAGGTTGATGTATCCCATTTTCTCCAGTGCATCGTTTACCCACAGTCCATCTTTGTTCACCTCAATTCCAAGCAACGCCCAGTTGAAGAACTTTCCAACTTTGTACGCTTCCTCCGCTAGTTCGTCAGGTGCAACTTGGGACCTGTAAAGTGCATCGCACTCTTCAGTCTTACAATTAATTACATAAAGAACTTGAGCATCTCCATGTGCCAGCCCCTCCGAAGTATCTCCTCCCACAATGTATCTGGTCCCGACTTCTGGCTTCTTGAATATCTCCAAGTTCCCTGAAGACACCTCATTGAAAATGATATCTCCTTTCTCATTTCTTCCCAGCTCTCCTTTGATACCCTTCACCGCAGTCTTCATCAGTTCCGCAACTTTCGCAGTAGAGAAATAGTTTTGTCCTGTTGATAGGAACGCTTCTTCCTGGGTAGTTGGGTACTCTTGCATCAGAGATTTAATAGCATCCGGAGAATTCTTTCCTCCGAACTGCAACCACTTCATATAGTAGTAAGTGATTTCCTTGTCAGTTAAATTATGCTCAGTCTGATATGAAGCCCAGTCAATTTCACAGATATCCATATCCTCCACCGGTACGTTTTCGTAAATTTTCTTCATTTCCATATCATCGTATTGCCAGTTATAGAAGTGGGGGAGGAACTGCACCTGTGAAAGCTGCGGTGTAATCTTTTCTCTCGTCAACCAGTTCTGTTGGAATATTTCGTAGAACCTTCCTGCCATACCTTCAGCCGTAGACTCGATAAAAATAAATCCATCGAACGGAACTGTCGGGAATGTTCCTCGTTCTACCTCCTCTGCACGTTTTGGATATTGAGCACACAACTTTGCAAACTCTGAAATGTGAACAAGGTGGTATGTTCCCGAACGCCCTGAAACTGAAACTGCAATGGATGATGTGGAACCTTTTTCCGGACCATAATCAAGTACAATCTGAATCTTCCTCGCAGACTTCTGATTGATTTTGAAGAACGCTCCTTTCACATCTTCCGCCATGTTACGCACAGCGAACTCAATCTTCTTATCGAAAATCTGTGTAGCATCCTCAACTTTGTGAGCAATAATAATCCCCTCCTTGTTAGGTTGGAATAGAATAGAATCCAAAATAAAAATATCAATAAACGTAGTGAACCCCAGCTGTCTACTTTTTAGAATACAGTGCCTGTGATATGGCTTTGGGATATTCAAATAGTTATCAAAGAAATGTTTCTGAGCTCGGTTCATATTAAACACCGACTTGTCTCCATCCTTTGTAATAATCCAATATAGATTACTCAACCTCCACGCCTGGTCCTTAATGAGTTCCGGGTTCTGTGTCAGTAAATCTACGACAGCCTCGTTGTGCTCTTTACTGTTTTTGTGATTTAGATTCATTATTAGAAATCGTCATTAGGTTCAACCTCTGCTTCTCGTGGTTCCGCCTTCGCTTCTCTTGGTTCTTTTGCCCCTCCCTCAATCACTGTCTGATTTTCAATCTGATTCAGAATAACAGACCGCAGCTTATTTGCATTAGGGTTATCTGTCTCCTTCTTGGGATTAGCAGCAGCATTAAATTTCGCCCATGCACCTCCTATTGCATTCAACGCACCAATGAGGTCCTTATTAGAAAAGTCCTCGAAACCTCTCGCTTTGAATTCGTGCATAGCAGCTAGTGCCAAGTTGTTCGAGTCGACAGCCAGAGCAGCCATCGCATTATTGAATCCGGGTTTATTCTCAATGTGAGACTTAACTGAATTAGCGACAGCTGCAGAGTAGCCAGAATCGAGAGCAATTTGTTTTTTTGAGTGTCCTTGTCCTCCAAATACTTTTCGAGCATAAGCCATTTGTTTCATTGTTGAACCGTTGCGTTTTACATATACCATAACTTAATGATACCGACAGCTTTTGACATTGTCAAAATATGGGTGCTACAATTAAACAGCAGTCTTCTGACTGCACTCTCTAAACTTTTGAAAGAGCCACCTATTTTTTTTGTGAAACTTCTCTTGTCTCAAAACTCTCCAGGGTGGTTTTTTCTTTTTATTTTTGTGTATACTTAAAGTCAGGAAGTTGGTACTGCAATTTCTGAGACAGAGATTTTACTAGCTGAACGAGATTAATAATATGAAATACAAAGTACTTACAACAGTAGATAAAAAACACACAGAGGAAGTGATGTTAAAAGTACAGGCAAGATACAAAGCTCTTAAGCTTGATTTTACTTATAAAGTTTTTGAGTCTGACTTAGATGTATCACACCCTGCTCTTTATGAGTTTAATTGGTCAAGAAGTTTCCAGGAACTTAAATTAATTAAGAGTGTTAAAAGGTCTGTAATGAGTTTACTTGTGGATAGAGAATATACTGGAACTATTCTTTTTGTAGATGATAACAAAGCTCCTCAACAGGAAACTCTTAGAGGTCAACACTCAACACTTTCAAATAACGACTATTACGCATTAATTGAAATTTACAGCGAACCTGGTTTAAATATACGAAAGACTGAGAGTAGAGATAAAACTTATTACTCAGACACTACAAGGAAGTCAGACTGGCTCCATGATGAGTACGTTACTTTCCATGAAATTGGACACAATGTAGAAAAGAGAGTAGGACACCCTAACAACACAATGCACATAGCTATCGAGGAGGATAGACTTGAGCAGTATCTAACTCATGCTATTAGTGAGCTGCTTGAAGCTAAGGTAAAAAAAAGGAATTGCTTTTAACCAGACAACTAATGGAGAGTGGAGAAAGACGCAAGGTCATGGAGATAATGATGTTTGCGATGGTTGTGCGTAGTCTGTATAATAAATTTGTCCTGTTTTACCAACAGAACAATAAAATTTTGCAGACAAACTTTGAACAATGTTAGACTGCTAAAAAACACTTCTTCGTAGGTGTTTTTCTTTATGGTAGAATTAAAGCCAGAAAGGAGACATGCAACCATGCTCATTAAAAAAGGAAATAGACTATATGAAGAAACTGCGTCAGGCTTACAGGAACAATTATCACTTGAGGATTGCGAGGTGCAAGATACCTTTGAATTCGCAGAAGATAATCCTGAACTGCTCGACAAACTACGTGAACTCAACTGCCAAACAGTGTGGGAAGCAATCGCTACTCACATCATTGTAGAATAATTTGGGGAAACCCATGTGCCGACAAAGTTGGTTTTCGCTACCACTAAAGGCAAAAAAGAAAGGAGAAATCCAGTCTACACACAGTCCAAATCTGTGGGTCAGGGCTAACCCCCCTGTACTTAAACCCCCTAGATGATTAAAAATCATTGACAATGGGGGTTTGTTTTACCCAGTTTTTATTTACTTTTTATTTTTAAGCAACGTAGATAATTGGATAGCTTCAAATCCGACAATTTCTGGAGACACATCTATGTGGTATTCCTTACTGTAGAAATCAAGGTAATCCTCGCTCCTGTGCATATTCCCATGAGTATGACCATGTATATTCCAAGTGGTATTTCCTTGTGGTCTAGCTGGTCTATGTGTGAGATGTAGATAGTGTCCTTCAAAAAGAAGTTCTAACCCGTCACATACAAAATCCCATCCGTGCATTGTGTACCACTTGTGAGATTTTTTATCGTGGTTTCCTCTGACAAGTATTTTTCTGCAATGAAGACTATCTATTTTTGAGTTAATAAACTTGTCTTCTCCAATGCAAATATCCCCCAAGTGTATGAGAACATCTGTTAGTGGGATTTGCTCCATACTTTTCCAAAGTTTTTGTTGCCAATCGCCAGAGCGACCCCCCCATTTTTCAAGGTTTTTGTGATTAAAATGTGTGTCTGATATTATGTGGTATTTCATATATTATTTATTATTATCCTCCCATCTTCTGCAACAATACCAATACTTATAAGGTCTATTGTCTTTCCATCTTCGATAAATTCTGTGCCGTAAAAATATTTCATATTACTGTCTATTCATAGTTAAACTTGTACGTACACTCTCATAGATATTTAAAGCACGCTTATTAGTATCTACTTCCTTTGTAAAGGAGTCTTTTTTACCATCATCGTATTCTACTG